TAAGGGAGAAGATATAGATAAGTAAGGGCAAAGTTCTTGACAAATATAGGGAAAGTGAGTACAATACCTTCTGAGGGGTGGGGGGGATATTGGGGGGGGAGGGGGATGGGAAGGAAATAACAGTAATCATCCTAAGGTTAGGATATAATAGATAAAATCATAATAGCATGGAGGAAAGCATGGCAAAGAAAAGAATGGGAATAGTGAATTGTGTTGACATGGTTGAGAAGTATATAGATGTAAGGTTTGAGACATTAGAGAAGCGGGATGAGATAAATGCGGATCACTTAAAGATGTATTACGATGCTCAGTTAGATAGTATAAGGGAGTCGATTAATTTAGCGTCCAAGGCAAATGATGCTCGACTTAATAGCATGAACGAGTTCAGACAAGCGATGCAAGATCAATCCAATAAATATCTTACTATGTCAGAACACGATGTATGGAAAGAAAAGATAGAGTCCGAGATGAATGTATTGCGTGATTTCAGGGTAGAGATTTCGGCAAAGGCAAGCCAAAGAGGGTTGACGTGGGGATACATAGTAATAGCCATCAACATGTTTTTTACAATAATAGCTCTTGTGCTTGCATATGGTGACAAGATATTAGGCATATAATAGAATAAGTGATATAATGTAGTGGGCGAGCATATCAAAAGGATAATCGCCAGCCTCTGCAAAGAGGCAAAAAAATACTCCATCGCGTTTCTCTCTCCTTTTCGCGATGGAGTATTTGATTTAATCAGTTACAATATAATTGGCTATTAAGTAAGTAATAAACAGGAATATGTATATGCAGAAAGCAATGGGTTGGTTATACCATAGCCACACTCCTAAAGCGACCAGTACTATAAATGATCCTAAGACAAGAGATACAAAAAACCATACCGTAAGTAACTCTTTCATTTTATACTTTCATGCTCGGCGATAAATTCTTTGATAGCCAAGTTTTCCCCTTTCTGAATAAGTTCATTTTTCTCCTTTATATTGTTTTAGATAATTACTGCACTTATGATTAAAGTGCAGTAATTGTCCTAATTACGAGTTATGGTGTGTATGTTTACACTGTCGGAGGAACGGGATTAGCCGCAATTGCCGCGGCTAGAGTTGCCTGTTTCGCATCAAGGCTGTTTGCCAGAGCCAACATTGCAACGGGGTCATTGGCATGAAGTTTGATATAGTCCGAAAGACCAACGATTAGAGTAATGGCACTATCTACCATACCCTCGGTTTCTGCAACCTCAACAACAAGTTTTTCTAATTCACCAGCCATAATTACCTCTCTGTCATTCATAATAGTAATAAGATTTTCGATTCGATTCAAAGATTTCTGAATCTTGATGATACGCTTGTACAACCAAATATCCATTAAGCCTCCTATTGTTTCAGGTAGTTATTAATAACCTTTCCCAATTCTACTACAAGAGTTTCAAGATTGGTAACACGTTGTTCCAATGTGCCTGGAGGAATTGGTGCAGATGGAGACGGTGATGGTGAAGATGATGCTGATAGTACAACTTCCTCGCACACTAAATCTTTAGGTTTAGTGAGATGATTGTCATTGTAGAAATCACACAAGTCGTCGTACCATAAGTTTTTTGTCGAAGATGAACTCCAAATTTTATATTGTTTCCATGGCATAAGCGTTGGAGTGTTAGGGAATACATTGCCAGCTTCCCACAACCAATACCACATCCATGCTTTATCACGCATGAGATTACAGAAGAATTGGTCTGCAATGGATATGTTATCAAATAATGTCTCGAACCCATCTTTGTTTGAGCCGATAAGTGTGTTTGGGAATTTGTTTAGAAACTCAACAAAACCACCTGATGATGTGGTATCTCCTATGAATGAATGAGGATTCTTAATGTTGTTGACGGTGAACACAATCCCTGGAGGAAAATCGCGGTGTCTACCATCAATCAATTTTGAGAAATCGGAGATTTGAGTTCCGAATGGAACTTTATCTCCATACTTCTCAAGAACGATATAGTAACTGATTTTCATACCATTAAGTACAGCTTGTTCAGTCCATTGATTGATGAAGTTATTGTCTCGTCCGTCTTGACGAGCCAGAACCATTACTCCAATGTTGGTGAGTTTCTTAGTCTTAAAGTCGTATCCCCCAGGATTGATATTAAAGCCGATAGTTTCAATATTTGCATTTGTCATTTTATACTCCTAATGTGTTTTTCCGTCAGATGTTTTTGTTGATGCGCTAACCAGTTTCATTATCTGATTATACACGTTTTCGTGTTCAATAAGCTCTCTATATCTTTTTAAGGGAATTTGCCATGCTGAATTCGAGTACCCAATTTAGCCATTTCAAATCTCCTTTTCTGTTTCACGTTGAATTTTTAGTAATAATTTAATCGTTCTTACACTCAAGCAAAAACGTCGAGCTAATTGTTCGTATGTCCAACCCTCCTTGGTTAGATTGTCCATTTTCTCTGCACGTTCACGATACCAGATTGATTGCTTTTTACTCATAATTTATCCTTATGTTTTAATGCAATTCTCATAATACTAATTAATATAACTATGTTTGTATACCGGATATTCACAATTTTCATATCTTTTTATCCAGTTACAATTAGCACACAGAATTTGATAACCATCTCCATTAATTTCAATAATATGTTTAAAATATGTCGATGATCCCCCCCATTTTTTGTTTTCTTCATTTCCTCGTCCATATATGTGATCTATTTGCAAAGCTCTTGAGTCTGAAAAACCGCATTTGCAACATTTATTTCCGAGAAGTAAAAATACTTTGTCTTTTAATTCCTTCCTTATTAGTTTATTTCTTGTGGTATACCCAATGGTATTTCTTTTCTCTTTCGTTTTGAGATAGTTCTGTTTGGCATATTGCCTATGTTTTTCTTTTAATTTCTCTAGATTTTCTTGATAGTATGATTGGTTGTATAACTTACGATTATCTTTTTCCATTATTTATTTCCGTTTGATAGTTTCGTATATTATAACATAATACCTATCAAAAGCTATCAGGAGTTCTTTTTATTTCTGAAAACCCAAAGATAGGAGTGATTCTTACGAGCATGAAGTTGGTAGTCATGTCTCATCATCGGGTTATTGGTTGTTTTGAGTATGAATAAGTCCTCCGCAAGTAAATTTCTCCACATAGCCCATATATAAATTTGAATATGGTCAAACCTGTTTTTTCCTCCGCTGATCTGGTCGCAACACTTAACGCATATAATACCACTGGGTTTTACTACACGAACTGCTTCGTCAATACCTTTCTGGTACAGATCAAGAACACTTTTTTCCGATACTCCAGTATTATATCTTTCCTGATTTTTATACGCATCATTGTGATACTGCGGAGCATGATAAGCATAGGGGGGATCGAGAAATAGCATATCCACATAATTATCTGGATATGATAAATTAGTAAAATCCTCTTTTCTTACGTTTGGTAAGGATGGCTCTATATCGGACGCTAATAAAGTATGAAGAAGTTCGCACCAGTTCCAGTTCCAGAAGTTACCTTTTCCGTAAGTAACATCTGCAATTAAACGAGCATCATTTCCATATAACTCTACAACTTGTTTTACTAATTTAGAATTATTCCCTTCAATACAAGTTACAATTGGCATTACTTATCCTCCGGTTTTTGTAACCATTGCTTTTCGTCAAGCTCCGGTTCTTTTTCTAGAATACCATTAATCCACATTTGCTTGAGAAAGAATGGAATTTTATGTTCCTCGCATTGATCGCGCAAATTTCTATACCAATCAATATTATCTACTCGATGATTGGGGCCACTTTCTGCTCCAGCAATAATCCAGTCAATGTTAAACATTAATGGATAATAAATTTCTATGTTGGACAATAATGGCTCGCAACTCAAGAAATTTTTTCCATTCCAGAACATAGACATAATTACTGTTCTTCTTTGAAACTCAGATTGATTTTCTCCGGTTACTCCCAATCTAACATAATCGGGAGGGCAACCTAGCCATTCAGAAGGCATAAACTTTTTTATGTTTTCTGGTCGCTTTGTGAGCAACAACCACTCAATTCTGCTCGTTTTTCCTACTATATCAATCAAATCGAACAATTTTGTGCGTGTTTCTTGATCGATTCGATCATCGAGAAAATCACATAAACTACCACAGAAAATAGTTTCTTTGTGTGTAGCTGACCTCGCCCATAGTTTAGGTTTTAACCAGTTAGTCTCGCTGGTTATTTTTGGAATACTTCCCCATTTGTCAATCCATTTATAGCGTTTATTATCACGCTCGGCATAACAATTTTTACATCCATCCGATACTTTCTTGCAACCAATCCACGGATTGAATGTATGATCGCACCAACTAATTCCAGTTTTCTCTCCCATTGTTTATTTTCCTTTTGGTGGCTGTATCATAGATATGAGCCATAAGCATACGAGATAAATTAATAGTACAACTATTCCGTAAATAAGAACTGCTCCAACAATTTCGTTCACAATAGCACCATTACCATACACAATGATATTATGACAAGTACTCCAACTGCAATGAGACAGCCTGGAATAAACAAACAACCATTTCCTTCTGCGGGTAGAGTTTCAATTATGTTCATTTTTCTCCTTTATTCTTGTAATATAATTGTTAATGCAAAAATTATTAAAAGCAACAAAATTATCCAGAGTAACCATGCTGGAACGCAAGCCATTAGAATATTCTTATAAATACATACGCAATAGCAAAACCGATGATGACGACGATACTTGCCCAAAATAAAAATCTGAGACAACAAGCATCGTAATCTTCGCGCCAATTATCATTGTTTTTCATTCTTTTCCTTATATCCGGCACAGAATAATAAAAATGCAGGATCAAAATTATAAGGCCATCCAACTGCTTTAAATCTAACTCCCAACTGAGAAAACCTTACAAAGTAATACTCTGATGCTTTTGATTTTACTTTTATGGGTAGAGGATAACCTCTGTATCCTAACTTATAATTTAGATCAACGGCATCGTTTATCTTTTTAAGTAGAGGATGACAGCACATAGACCTTTGCGTATTTCCGAGTTGCTCTCTATATTTACAAGTCAAGCAATCTGCCATTATTCCTCTAAATTAATAAGTTGTATTGATAAAAATGTTCCGAGCTTATTGGCTATTAGACTCATGGTATCTATAGTTGCATTTCTTTTATCGTTCTCTATTTTTGAAATAGTACATCGAGATAGTCCGGTCATCGTAGCCAATTCCTGTTGAGTTACGTTGTTTCTCTCTCTTGTTATTCTTACTTGCTCTCCAAAAGTTACATTCATGTGTTTTTCCTTTCTTTATATACATATATTGTGGATATGTTAATTATAGTCCACATGCACATTCTTGTCAATACCCAAAATTTATATTATAATGAGTAAATTCAAGGAGGATAATATGGTTGGTTCGATTAGTAAAACATCACCTCATAATATTGAGGTTTTAGAGAGAAGGTATCGCGCTCTTGAATTGAGAAAAGCTGGTTTATCGTATAGAGATATATCGCGCGTTATACAAGTTGAATATAATGTTGGAGATAAATATGATGAGCGTAAAGCATGGAACGATGTTGATGATAGATTGCGCGATTTCGAGTCTCAGGTGCGTGAAAGTGCAGGACAGATTCTTCAAATTGAACTCGAAAGATTAGACCAGATGCTTTCAGTTTGCATGAATAAAGCTCTTGGGGGAGATATGAAAGCAGTTGACAGAGTTTTAAGTATTATGTCAAGAAGATCACGATATTTGGGTTTGGATAAACCATCCGAGTATAAGATACATGATTGGAGAGTTGAAATCATTGATTTGATTAAATCAGGAAAACTAACTATAGAACAGGTAAGACAGGAGTTACCGGATGAACTCTATAAACAAATTGTTGAGTCCGGAGGCATTAGCCTCCTTGAAGTCAGAACAGCTAAGAGCGAAGGCGCAGTTATCGAAGGGGATTTTGTGGCCGGAGAATCATCTACATGATGAAAACAATAGTCCTATTCCTTTTCATTTTGCTCAACAGTTAGCGTGGGATTGTAAGAAACGCCTTATACTTATGTCGGCTGGTTCTCAGGGCGGGAAAACGAGTTGGGGGCCACATTGGTTAAAGAGGGAAATAGATAACAGAAAAGGTGGAGATTTTCTTGCGGTTACAGCATCATATGATTTATTTAGATTAAAGATGCTCCCTGCTATGCTGGCTGTATTTGAGCAAATATATGGCATTGGCAGATATTGGGTTGGAGATAAACTGATTGAAATTCTCGATCCTACTACTGGAGAGTTTTGGGCGAAAAGAAGCTCGGATGCTATGTGGGGTAGAGTTATTCTACGTTCTGCTGATGCTCTTGGTGGACTTGAAAGTTCTACTGCTCGTGCGGCATGGCTGGATGAGTGTTTAGCTCCTGAAACAATAATTGATACAGAAATTGGAAAGTTTACAATTAGTGATATTGTAAACAACCACATGGATGTTAGAGTATGGTCTTATGATACCAATGCTGGAATTTGGGAGTTGAAACCTATTATAAGATGGGTAAAAATATTACAACATGAAAATCTGATTAATTTTGGCAATATTAGGATTACCCCCCATCATAGGGTTTGGACAAAAGATGGATATGTGGAGGTTGACAAAATTTGTTCTGCATGTTATAGTAGTGTAAAAGCAGAACAAGGAGCTAATTATGTATGGAAAATGCGAGTATTGTCAGGAGAATCTTACAAAGAAATGGCAAGACAAATTTTGCAGTCGGAGTTGTGCCAGAAAGTATTATTTTTTGAGTCCAGAGAACCACAAGGCGATCTCGGATCGGCAGAAGGAACGGTACAAAAATCCAGCGAACAGACCTTGGAATCAGAAAGGTGGGAATTTGTCAAGTCATTCAGAGAAATCCAGAATGGTAATATCAGAGAACTCAAGGCGAGTCCAACCATGGAAACTTGGTGGGAACGGTCGTCCGAGAAGTTGGCGGCAGGAGAAATTAGCATCAGCACTTGGTTGGCAGAGCGAGTATGTTGTTCTTACTGGCAATCGCTGGATTCCTCACGCATACAAGATAGATGTTGCCGAACCTGCATTAAAGATTGCAATAGAAGTAGGGAACGTAGCGAGTACGAGAAAGATTCAATGGTATTTGGAGAATGGGTGGACATATCTTCATTTCTCGAACAGAATGGTGGAAATCTGGATGGAGGGAGTTCTGGAGATGGTTTCGTCTACAATATCGAAGTTGAAAGAAACCACAACTATGTTGCGGGAGGAATCCTTGTAGAAAACTGTGGTCAAGATAAATTTACGCTGTCTGCTTATAAAGCTATACGCAGAAGGCTTGCAATTGAGCGTGGAAAAATGTTGCTCACCACAACATTGTATAATCTTGGTTGGCTAACAAATAATATTTTAGACCCTATTCTCAGGTCGGGAGAAACAAGAGTTACTAATATTGGGGATAGCGAAGTTGATTATACGGTAAGTGATAAAATGGACTCCGCGGCAATACAATTTGACTCGATTATTAACCCGCGTTTCCCACATGATGAGTTCGAAGAACAAAGAAAATTACTTTCACAAGATGAGTTTGAAATGTTCTTCCGTGGTAGAAAATCTGGAAGAAAGTTTTTAATCTACAATAGCTTTGATTATGCAAAACATACATGCGATAGATTTGATATACCCGATGAGTGGCCGCGTTACGTTGGTATTGATTTTGGTGGTACTCATATGGCAGTTATATTCTTCGCTGAAAAACCTGATACAAGACAACTGTATGCTTATAGAGAGTATTTCTCTGGCGATAAGAGTATTTTTAGTCATGTTAGTGATATTACTTCTGGTGAAAGACATATCGAGCGCGCCGTTGGTGGAGCGCAATCAGAAGCTCAATGGCGTACCGAATTTGGTGCTCATGGTATGTATGTCGAAGAACCTCCGATAAAAGATGTTGACTTAGGTATACAGCGAGTTTATAGCCAGTTTAAGCAAGATAATGTTATAATATTCAATGATTTATCAGAGTTTTTAGACGAAATTGGTCGCTACAGAAGAAAGAGAGATAGTTCTGGACAGGTTTTAGACGATATTGAGAACAAAGAAACATTTCATATTTTAGATGCAGTACGCTATATTGTCGGAACAATCAGACCAGGAGTACCTCTAAGAGCTAAAATTATTTCACTTGGAGATATAAACATATGGTAGACAAAACCCCAGAATTAATTCAGCAATCCGTAGACTCTACCATACAGTCCGCGGTAAGAAGTGATTATCAAAATATGAGCCTTAACTCGATTATTATTGGTTTTGGCTCAAATAATTATATTGTCCCTAAGTGGTGGAGTCAGGCAAGGGATAAATACCTTGATTCGTTCTGGAGAAATTCAGATAACTTGAGTGGTGCTCTATTTACGCTAAACGCAAAGATGACCACTATTCCATTTAGAGTATTCGCTCGCGATAAGTCCATAAAAATACATCAAAAGATAGCGGATGAATATACAAGTACTCTTACAGAAGCAAGTCAGTTTGGTGGAGGTTGGGTAGAATTTTTCGGTAAATTTCTTGAGTCTTATTGTGTTCAGGACAATGGAGCGTTTGCAGAAATAATTGGGGATGGCAACAAAGATGGGCCGATTATCGGAAAACCATTAACGATTGCTACGCTCGATTCAAGTAGATGTACTCGTACAAGCAATCCTATATATCCTGTTATTTACACGGATACGGATGGAAGAATGTATAAGTTACATTATACAAGAGTCATGTTCCAAAGCTCAATGCCATCATCAAGAGCAGATATGAATGGAGTAGGATTTTGTGCGGTATCACGTTGTGTTCAATCTGCACAAAACCTGATAGATATTTCTACTTACAAACAAGAGAAGATGGGTTCAAGACCTCAAAGACAGTTGGTTATTACTCAGGGTGGACTTGATCCCGATGATCTGGTTGAGGCTATTCAGAAAGCAAATGCAAGTATGAATAATCAAGGTCTTACTCGTTTTGCCAAGACGGTTGTGGTTGGTAATGCAAATTTACCCAATGCTGCCCTCGAATTAGTCGATTTAGTGAGTGCTCCCGATGGGTTTGACGAGGAAAAAGCAACATTGATTGGCATGGTAATTATAGCCAATGCGCTCGGAATGGATGCAAAAGAATTGTTTCCCATGTCCGGTACTGGCGGTACTAAAGCCGATGCTATTATTCAACATTTGAAGCAAAGAGGAAAAGGGCCAGGACAGCTTATTCAAATAATAGAAAATCAGATTGACCAGAAATACTTGCCTCCATTTTTGCATATATCGTTTGATTATCAGGACGAAGCCGAAGATAGACAATCCGCAGAAATTGACAGCATACGCGCTCAAGGTAGACAACGTGATTTAACTACGTTAACTATTAACACGCGTGTAGCCAGAGAAATTATGGTGGAACACGAAGAAATATCAGAAGCTCAGTTTAACCAACTCGAATTGGAAGATGGAAGATTACCAGATGGAGTTAGTGTAGAAACTTTGTTCTATTCCAAGGATAAAGATTTTGTTGAATTACTTAAGGGATATAAAGCTCCACCAAAGCCTAAAGCCAATAAACTTACTGGTGAAATTCCTGAATTTGATACAACTTCCAATGATGATATTAAGATTAAAATTATGGAAGTAATTTCAACCTCTAAAGATGTTTCTCTAATTATAAAAGCAAGACAGGCACTCGCCGCGGTTTTGTTTATGGAAAAACAATACGAGAAAAAAGCAGAAGAAGCAAATATGGCAAATGTCAGGATGATGCAAAATATGCCTGATGCTGGACAGGGTGCTCAAATTGGACAGGGTAGACCAAAGAAAGTTACTCAAGGAGATACTTCTTATAATGGAGAGAAGTTGGGTGGTAACAAACAACCTACTGCTCCGGTAAAACCGCAGGATGAAGAAAATGCTTATGCTAAATCAGCGAGTCCTTTAGTTGAAGGAATTATGCAGTATAACAAGAATGTTCAAAATGATTTTCTGAATATTGTTGATGATATGCTAAAAGAGAGTAGAAAGGAAATTGAGAATATGCAATTTACTATTGTTGTTCCAGAAAATGCTATCAAGGTAAATATGCCTCCAATTACAGTTAACATTCCAGAGCAGAAAACTCCGGTAGTAAATGTGAGCGTTGAAAAACAAGCCGCGCCAATTGTCAATGTTCAGCCTCCAAAAGTAGAGGTTATTATGCCAAAAGAATCTACCAAGAAATTGCGTATAGTTAGAAAAGATGGAGAAATTACAGAAGTAATAAAGGAGTAACAAATGATTAGCGTAGTAATACCTTCGAGGCAGGAACTCTACCTCAATAACACGGTGCAAGATATACTTGCAAAAGCAAAAGGGGATACGGAAATTATTGTTGTACTTGATGGATACTGGCCTTCTGTTATGCCAGTTGATGATAAGCGTGTAATAATCATACATCGCGGAGTTGCACATGGTATGCGAAGTGCAATCAATTCAGGAGTTGCAATTGCAAAAGGAAAATATATACTCAAATGTGACGCACACTGTATGTTTGACTACGGGTTCGATACCGAACTTGCCAACCATTGTGAGAACAACTGGATTGTTGTTCCAAGACGCAAACGACTTGATGCAGAGAACTGGAAATTACAGGATGTTAACAAGCCGGATGTTGATTACATGTACTTATCATACCCATACTCGTTGGACAGAAACGGAAATCAAATTGGACTGCATGGGGTTATTTGGGATGAACTAAATAAAACTCCTGAACTTAAGGACAAAAAAATAGACGACCTGATGACTTCTCAAGGCTCGTGTTGGTTTATGCCGCGCTATTATTATTATGAACTTGAGCTTTTAGATGAAATTAACTATGGTGCTTTCTGGAGTGAGTTTCAGGAGATAGGATTGAAATGCTGGTTGTCTGGTGGTCAGGTAAAAGTGAATAAAAATACATGGTATGCTCATCTGCATAAGAAATTCAGAGGTTATTCTCTCGAAGCAAGTTCATCTGATGCTGAAAAGTACGTTATGAAATGGATGAATTTTAAAGAGGCATGGGCTAAACAGACGTTGCCTATTGAGTGGTTGATACATGAATTTAATCCTCCTGGGTGGCCTTATGAATTTACATCCGACTGTTAAAACAAGAGTTGATATTGCTAAACTCTGCGGTAGTTTAGGATTTAAAGAAGGTGCAGAGATTGGTGTGTGCAAAGGAAAGTTCTCAAGAGTATTCTTTTGGAATGTTCCTGATTTGCATCTTCATTGTATAGATACATGGAAATCAAACCCACAAGACCCCGGAGATGAAGGGTTGTTAAATGAAAGTAATTTCTATCATGCGTGGAAAATACTTCAACCATTTAATGTTTCTTTTATGGTAAGAGCAAGCATGGACGCAGTTAATGATTTTGAGGATGAAAGTCTTGATTTTGTTTATATAGATGCTAATCATACTTTTGATTATGTTATGGAAGATATAATCAATTGGAGTAGAAAAGTAAAAAAAGGAGGTATTGTATCTGGTCACGATTATTTCAGATTGAGATTTATGAATGTAATTTTGGCAGTAGATACATATCTTAAAGCACATACGGAATTGAAAGGATATATCACATCGGAAGATCATACTCCGAGTTGGTGGTTCATAAAGGAATAATATGGGACATAGAATAACAGAAACTACACACTCCGATCTAAGCATAATTTACTATACTTCAAATTATCTTGAAGATCATAATCCTTACTTTCTTTCTAATACAATGAGGTATCTTAAGCAGGCTATTGGAAATACTCATGTTGTTAGTGTTTCTCATAAACCAATAGATTTTGGAGATAACATCTGCGTAGGAGATATTGGACGTAGTAATCGAAACATATACTGGCAGATTCTTACTGGAGCAAAAGCGGCTAAAACAAAATATGTTGCTATGGCAGAGGATGATGTTTTGTATCTCTCATCTCATTTCCAGTGTAGACCGAGTAGAGATGATATTCTATTTTACGACATGAATAAATGGAGCATATTCACATGGTCTAAGCCGATGGTATATTCATGGAGACACAGAAAGATCATCTTCTCCCTCATTTGTTTGCGTAGTATGATTGTTGATTCACTCGAAGAGCGTTTGGAAAAATGGCCTGATTATAACAATGCTTTTACAGGAGAACCCGGAAGATATGACGAAAAACTCGGAGTTAAACTTCGAGAAACCGAAGAGGGTTGGGCTGATAGACCTATGGTTGTATTTTCCCATCCTCATGCTTTAGGATATGTTACTACACCACCAGGGAGAACACACAACGTTGGAGAAAGAAAAGCACTCGGCCCGTTGCGTGGTACAGAACTTATTCCCTGGGGACACGCTGTTGATGTTATGAAGTTGTACGATTGTGACTATTCTTATAACAAATGTGAATGTTGCGAACAGGAGATTTTATGAATCCGGATAACTGCACAATCATTTACTATACCTCAAATCGGGAGAATGAAGAATTTGAGAAAAAGATACGATATATTTTATTCAGAATGGCAGGTGGTATTCCTATAATTTCTGTATCTCAAAAACCGATCAATTTTGGAAAGAATGTTTGTGTAGGTGATGTTGGAGCTAATGACCATAACCTGTACAGACAAGTACAGATTGCATGTCAGGAAGCTGAAACTCCATTTGTTATTTCTGCGGAAGCAGATAATCTTTATCATAAAGATTACTTTGATTTTGATGCTCCAGATATTAATACTGTTTATAGATATAACAATGTATGGTTATTGAAACGTCATCATAAAATGTTTGCTCGTAAGGCATGGTGCGAAGGAGCACAAATTATTGGTAGAGAATATTATCTTAAGCTTTTAGATATTGAGCTTTATGGAAAACCCTTATGGATGGATGGACACAATCCAACAAATCCGTTTAGGAGTATGCGCAGAAATTGGACATATTATGGGACTGAGTTCCCTGTAGTTAGTATAAAAACAGGGAATGGACTTAGAGCTAATACTCGTACAATACCAGAAGAAAAAGAATTTTTGCCATATTGGGGTAGTACCAGAGTAGTCAGAAGAAAATTAGGAATAAGATAATGGTTAATGTTGCGAAATTTTTACATGATACTTATAATTGCTCGGATAATCCATCTCCTGTAAAAGTTGATTTCTCAAGAAATAGTTTGTACAAACTGTTTAGGGATTTCAAATTTCATATAGGAGCAGAAATTGGAGTATCAAAAGGTATTAATGCGAAGAACATGTGTGTGGTTAATAAAGAACTTAGATTACTCTGTATTGACCCGTGGGATATTGTAAAAGATGATGTAAGATCAGAAAGACGTTGGAAAACAAGGCTTCAAGAATATTATCTTGAGGCAAAATATAGATTAGCTCCATATAATTGCAATCTAATAATGGACGAAAGCTTAAGTGCGGCTAGAAATGTGGAATATGATTCTTTAGATTTTGTGTATATTGACGGAGCACATACCTTTGATTATGTTATGACAGATATTATTGAATGGAGTAAACGCGTTAGACCAGATGGTATAGTGTCCGGACATGATTATTTATGTTTTGATGGCGGCGGTGTAATTGCCTCTGTAGATTTATACACTAAAATGCACAATATTAGAGAATGGTTTATTACGGGCGATGGTTCTCCTTCTTGGTTTTGGGCTAAGCCCGTAAACAATGGTAACTATGAATACTTAACTAGAAGTTTAGTAAAAAGTGAGGCTTTATGAAATGGACAATGCGTTGGGGTTCTCATATTCCTGTTTTGGTAAAATTGTTTTCTGTTACCAAAGGAGATGTTCTTGAATTAGGAATGGGAATATACAGCTCTCCTTTACTTTTTTGGATGTGTGTTGACAAAGGAAGAAAACTTGTCTCGTATGAAAATAGCGAGAAATATTTTTCTATCGTTGGAAAAAATAATAATAAGCTACATGAAGCTCATCTGATAACGGATTGGGATTGCATTGATATTGAAAAGAATTGGGATATTGTTTTCATTGATACTAATCCAATGGATTCTAGGGCTAATTTAGCAAAAAAAGTTGCTAATATTGCTAATTTTGTTGTGCTTCACGATACTCAATCGCGAGATGAAATATATTACCACTATGAAGAAGTTTATCCTTTGTTCACTCATCGATATGACTATACGAAATTTATGCCGTATACGACAGTGTTGAGTAATTTTTATAATCTGGAGTTTTTGAATGATTGATAAACAATGGGAAAATGGTAAGAGTATGGCATTAAGATTTTATGCCAATAAGCTCAGATATAAAGAAAAACAGTTCAATCGTTTGTTTCCTCTTGACGATTATTTTAAACCTATGATTGGAGATAAGAGAGAAGTTAGCATAGCAGATTTGGGAGCAGGTATGTTTTCAACAACTGGCTCGTCTTGGCCTACTGCTATTGTAAGAATGTATCCTTCTGATATTATTGCAGATGAATACAATCAATTGCTTAAGGATAAGGGGGTTACTCCACTTGTTCCAGTAGAAAAACAAGATATGATGAATTTAGATTATCCTAACGAATTTTTTGATATTGTACATTGTGTAAATGCTCTCGATCATTGTCAAAATCCTATTTCCGCACTAAAAGAAATGTATCGAGTTTGTAAATATGGCGGCTGGATTTATCTCAGGCATTTTCTTAACAACGGAGAATATCATCATTATCATGGGTTTCATAAATGGAATATAAGTAAATCTAATGGAGATAGTTTTATTTGGGGAGAGAAAGTCACTGATTGTTGTTACTTCGCAGAATATTTTAGTGGTTTTTTGACATACACTCAAGATATTCCAGTAAAGCCCGGTGTTATTGTGGTGTCAACAATGAGAAAGGGTACTGATAATGACTGATTTAAGTATCATAATTCCGAGCAGGAATGAGATGTTTCTTGCCCGTACTATTCAAGATATTCTTGAGCATATCGAGGGAAATACTGATGTTATAATCATACTCGATGGACAATGGGCTGAGCCAGAAATACCTCAACATCCTAAAGTTACAATTGTTTATCATAAAGAGAGTATAGGACAGCGCGCGGCTTGTAACGAAGCGGCAAAATTATCTGATGCTAAATATTTAATGAAAGTTGATGCTCATTGTTCTTTCGATCAGGGATTTGATATAAAACTTATGGCAGATATGAATGATAATTATACTGTTGTTCCTACTATGAGAAATTTATGGGCGTTTGATTGGAAATGCCCTAAGTGTGGCATGAGAACATATCAAGGAATTACACCAACAAAATGTGAAAACGAGAAATGCGATGGTACTATATTTAATCGTAAAATTATATGGAAAGCAAAAGAAAGTCCTCAATCAAATTCTTATTGTTTTGACCGCGAACCTCATTTTCAATATTTCAAAGATTTTGAGAAAAGACCCGAATATAAAGAACAACTCGAAGCAACAGGACTCACAGAAACTATGTCATTACAAGGTTCGTGCTTTATGCTTACAAAAGAGAAATGGTTTGATTTGAATATATGTGATGAGGAATTTGGCAGTTGGGGAAGTCAAGGAATTGAAGTTGCAGTTAAGACATGGTTGAGTGGTGGACGAGTTATTGTTAATCATAAAACTTATTATGCACATATGTTTAGAACAAAAGGTGGAGACTTTGGTTTTCCTTACAATCTTTCAGGAAAACAGGTAGAATATGCTAAGAAACGAGCGCACGATATATTTATTGAAAACAAATTGGATAAGCAAATATATCCTCTCTCTTGGTTAATAAAAAAGTTCTGGCCTGTTCCTGGCTGGAATGAAATACCGGAGGACTAATGGCATGGATTGAGGAAGTTTTCAAGCGTGGTAAAAAAATTAAACATTTTGTTGATGACATTAATCCAACTCATCATACTGCTATATTAACTTTGCATGATCAGCATTATCAAGACGATTCTCTGACGTGGCAAAATGTTAACGAAAATCTTGAGGACGATACACTTTCTGGATTTAATCATAAATGTGATAGATTACGACATGCTATTCATGTGTCAAGCGAGGGTGGTAGACGATGGATTCCTAGGCGAGAATATCCTGATGAGTATGTTGAATTTGGAAGATTGCAATATAACAATGGTACATCTTGGGTTAATTTAAATTTAGGAACTCCAACGAGAACAGGAAACATGTTATTTTGGGATACAACCAACTTCACTCTTTCTATAATAATTACATGGAAAAGAATTAAGATTTTAGCAGTTATTAAGAACTCTACTGCGGCTAGACCTTTGAGGTGGCAAGTTTCTCTCAACGGTTTATCATGGAATAATTGGTCATTATCTTCTATTGCACATTCGGTTGTGGTTGGGTATATTGATAAACCTACAGCATGGGACTCAAATGGAACTCAAAACAATCCTAATATTGTTATAACTCAAACATATTCTGGAGGATATGTTCAGTTCGGTGGAGATTTTAGTTCGGCAGTCTATCCGGTAACGATTGATCCTACATTTTCAACTCCGCAGGATGGTACTACTGCTGATGTTGGAATAGAGTATGCTGATATAAATACTGATACTTGGGGGTTGAACGTCAGAACTCCAAGCAGATGTGCTATTGTTAAGTTTGATATTTCTAGCATAGCATCAGATTCTACATGTACTTCTGCTACTACTCATTTTACGATACAGAACAATGGTTCGGATGCAACAGTAACTGTTTATAGTATATTGGTAGCCAATGATGGATGGACAGAGACAGGAGCTACCTTTAATCATAAAGTAGGTTCTACAAATTGGGCTGGAGGACATAGCGGTTGTATGACTTCTGGAACAGATTACAATGCTACAGAGTTAGGTCACTGGCACGCTTATAGCGCAGATGGAACTGAACACGAATATACGACTACACTAACTGCTAGTGTTATAGCTACATGGTTTGGAGCAGTTAATTCTAATTATGGAATTATGTTACTCGGAAATGAACAATACAGCGAGCATATTTATTACGATAGCGAGTGCGCCACTTCTGGATATAGACCTTACATTACTATTGTTTATGAGGCTGGTGGTCTTGTCAAAGACTATACTCGTGGAGATTATGTATCAGTTCCTACTAATGATGCAAATCTAGAGACTACCTATACCGCGAGCAATATTGTTGATGTAGAAACCCATAACGAAGTGTTTGTTTCACAAACAGGACAACTTCAACATATGATACATGAGTATAAAAACGAGGTTGGTGCTGAGGCAAATTGTAGAATTACAGCTATTTTGCAAACAGATTTAGATACTGCTTTATCTCATCTATATCTTGATATTTATAATTATCATAATTCTGAATGGAATAATCTAGCAGAGGAAAATGATGTTGGAGCAAATACAGATATTACATTTAATGTGATTGTTTCAGATTTATCTAATTATAAAAATGGTAGCAATATGATGTGTTGCCGTATACGTCAGGAGGCTATTTAATGGCGTGGGGTGCTCCAACATCTAATGGTAGTGCAGTAACATCGTCAAGTGGTACAACACTTTCGATGAGTCCAACTGTAAATTTGACAGTTGGAATACTCGCATTTGTTTGTGTTGTTACAGATAATGTAACTACATCCAATGGAGCTAGTAACGACCATTCGCTTGAAGATTCCAAAGGAAATCTTTGGAGAAAAATAGCTGAGTATACAGACTCTAATGGAGTAGCCGCCGATGGTGTTACCATTTCTATATTTGGGTCAAGAATTACTACTCAAATAATCACTACGGATACCATCACGGTTACAGTTCCAACTTGTCTTGAAAAAATAATATCTTGTTTCTACGTTTCTGTTGGTGCTGGAAATACATTTACAATCGAGCAGATTGGAGTTGGTCAAACAGCAATTTCGGCTTCTGTATCGAGTATGACATCTCGTTCATATTTGCTAATTGGTCATGGTGGTGCGGAAGGAACAGATTCTTCTAAAACTCCTGATGCAGATTATGAAGAAAGATTTGATTTGCGTACTGCATCAAGCGGAAGTAGAGTTACTCAACATGTTGTTACTAGAGTGGCGACTCTTACATCAGATACATGCACGTCAACCGCATGGACTAACACGAATCCAATGTTTTTACTCGCGGCATTGTACGAGACTACTGGTTCTCCGTCTGTATCATCATCTGTTTCTGTGAGTATAAGCTCCAGTATATCTTCCAGTATATCAATAAGCTCCAGCGTTAGTTCGAGTAAAAGCGCAAGTCCATCAATATCGTCTAGTGTATCTGCGAGTCCATCAATATCGTCATCCGTATCTTCGAGTTTATCAATCTCATCAAGCGTATCGAGTAGTAAAAGTTCGTCTGTTAGTTCGTCTTTAAGTGCTAGTCCGAGTATATCTTCATCTTTATCTGCGTCTCCGTCTATTAGCTCGTCTGTTTCTTCCAGTAAATCTTCTTCCGTATCTTCTTCTCCGAGCATAAGCTCGTCCTTAAGCTCAAGT